CAGTTATTGGTGTCTTACCTGTCGGATTTAGACCTAAACAAACTATGTTTGTATCAGCTCTAAATAATAGCTATGGCACGGCTGTTTTAGGTCTCTATTCGAGCGGTAACATAGTAGTCAAGGGAAACGTTGACGCTGATTGGCTCAATTTTGATAATATTTCATTTAAAATTTAGAAAAAGGAGAATATATGAAACTAGAATACGGTTCAAAATCACTAGAATACGATGGAAGTGGCGCAGTATCAGCCACTAAGGTCACACTTGTCAACGCAAATGGGGCAAACGTTCCAATCTTGCTGCCAGCTGACAAAATCAGCTTATCAAATACAGAGCTTTTTGAGTTAGCTCTTGAGTCGCTCTATGAGGAGAATTTCCCAAACCGAGCAGAAAACGAAAAATTCAGCAAGGTAGCTCAAGAACTCCAAAAGAACAAAGAGGCAGCGGCTCAAGCTGAGCAAGCAGTCACAGAAACAAAAGAAAATCTTGACACGGTATCAGCTATCACTGAGGTCTTGATTGCCTTGGCAGTATCTCAAAATGGAGGTATGCCTACCCACGCTTATGGCAAGGTGGCTGCATTCATCAAGCCACTTGCTAAAGACACACGTTACTCAAATGGAGACATCATCTCAGGTGCTTATCCATTTGATACCAATCCGAAATGGCCAAAGGGTACGCAAACTATTTTCAAATTTCAAATGCAAGCCACAGAGGGCTATACATACAAGGAGCAGTCGCTTGCTGAAATGCTACAGCAAGGTGTCTTGACCGTTGTCATGCCCCGTATTGATTAGACAAGGGGGAGGTTATGACATGGGTTGATATCTTTGAAAAAATGATACACGCCATCGCTCAACTTGCTCCCACTATTGGAGTCATTGCTACTGGGTGGTTCGGTATGCGTGCTAGTAAGTCAGGAAACTTGAATAAACAACAGTTTCACGAGCTCAAAGACGAGCTAGGCACTATCCAATCATCAGTGAATGACATCCGAGTAGTTGGAGAGGATAACAACAGAAAAATCAGCGAGGTTAACGATAAGCTAGTAGTCCATGATGAGGCTCATCTAGTCACAATGTATCTTAGACTTGAAAGAGACATGACTACCGCTATCAATCGTGGATATACTACAGTCCATGAATCAGATATCGTGCATAAAATGCACGGCAGCTACAAGAAACTAGGAGGTAACGGATACATCGATAGCCTCTACAGTAAATACACACAATTAGAAGTGAGGAATTAAAAATGGATAAAATCAACTGGAAATTAAGACTACAGAACAAGGTCACTCTTATCGCTCTATTGGGAGCTATCTTTTTGATGGCTCAGCAGTTTGGCCTTGAAATTCCAAAGAACATTCAGGACGGTGTGAACACGTTTGTTTACATTCTAGTTCTTTTGGGAGTGGTCAACGATCCGACAACTTCAGGGCTTTCAGATAGCTCTAGAGCACTTGAATACTACAAACCGAACGAAGATTAAAGATTAGAGAGCCTACTAGGCTCTCTTTTTTATTAGAAAGGAGGTTAGCATTTGAAAAAGGCCATAAAGAAAGATACGGACATTTGTGTGAATGTCCGAGATGGCGCTGATAAAGTAAGTGAAGAGTTCTACTCGCATGACAAGAATAGCGCATTTATTGACCTGACCTTGAATAGTATCAGCGCTGAGAAAGTGACCGTCCTATTCCACTTCAAGAAGACAAATCGTTTTCTAGAAGTTGCTGGAGTAGTTGAAGATAAGCATGTTTCAATTCCATTTGATACATCGATGATCACGACTGACGAAACCGTGACTGGTTTTGTCTACGCTGAGAAAGACCTGCAATCTGCAGACCTTTTCAGATTCTCGTTTGGTGTGCGTGTTTCTGAAATCGACAAGCTCGACGGTGTCCCTGTTATCGAGAAAGAAACAAAGCGCATTGTGGCAGTGACTGACATTGTGACCAAGTCAGAATTAGAGGAAGCATTGAAGCATATCAAGATTGAAGGTGCGACCTATGACGACTCGGAAGTCATTCGACGGTTAGCGCTGCTAGAAGCTAAACCTGAAATCGACACGAGTAAGTTTGCTACCAAGGAAGAGCTACAGAATGTTTCTCTTACTCCTGGACCTCCAGGTCCGCCTGGAGAGCGTGGAGAAAATGGTCCTCAAGGACCACAGGGGCTTCAAGGGTTACAAGGCCTACCTGGTCCTCAAGGACTTCAAGGACTTCAAGGTGAGCGTGGGCTCGATGGACAACCAGGACCAAAAGGGGATATCGGACCTATTGGACCGAGAGGAGAACAGGGACCAATCGGACCTGCTGGACCACAAGGACCTGTCGGGCCTACTGGACCTAGAGGTGAAAATGGACGTGACGGAGTAGGCATTCCTCAAAAGATATCTTTAGCTGGAAACACGCTTATTCTATCGGACGGAGGAGGCAGCGTAACCTTACCGGCAAATGCCCCGGCAAACACTAGCGGTCAAGTATCCGAATACGAAATCCATGGTCAAGGTATGCCAAATGGCAAGGTAACAGCGCCGGTTGGGACTACCTATGTTGACACAGCTGTTACAAACAAGGCTCTCAAGTGGATCAAACGTTTCGGTTCGGATAACCAAGGATGGCAGGTTCTAGTAGGTGACACTGGGTGGATCAATCTTCCTATTGTTTCTAAACTTGGCGGCTCTTATCTGAAAGTACGCCGTGTAAATAATACGGTTATGTATCAGTTTGGCGGTCTGTCGTGGGGCTGGTTCGGTATTGTGCGCCGAGGCGGGCCGGGGTACTCTATTCAGCCATCCGACCGTGACCGAAATTGTTTCATTTTAGGTTTAGGTGGGATCCCTCAAGGTTTCCGTTCCGAGTTTAGTCTTATTGGAGGTATATACAATGACGCAGGAACGCCCTACGGTACATGGTATTTAGGAGGATCTGGAGATGGTAATATGCTGAGATTTCAGTTTACTGATCCGGTGCCTACCAATAAAGATATTGGAGATATCCGTGTCAGCTCAATAATGTACTTAACGGACGAACCTTGGCCTACAAGGTTACCTTAAAACGAAAGGAATAAAACATGGTAGAAATTATTAACCATACAATTTTTAATGGGATTTCAGGCTCCCGACCAACTGAGCGACCAAAGTATTATGTTTTACATAATGATGCTGGTTCAAAAAGTGCAAAGGCCTATATCGAATGGCTTCAAGAACGATATGACAATGGGCAGTCTGAACTTGGTTTTGCTCATTACTACATCACAAGAGATGCAATTGTGCGAGTCGAAGACACATACAATGGTTCGTGGTCTGCAGCGAACTATGATGCGAACATGAACTCTCTTAGCTACGAAGTATGTCAACAATACAACTCAACAGATGCCGAGTTCATTGAAAATGAAAACATGGTATTGCGTCAAATGGCTGAGGATATGACCTATTATGGTGATACTCCGAACTATTCAAATATTAAGTTCCATAACGAATTTTCAAGCACATCTTGCCCTGCTCGTTCCCTTGAATTGCACGGCGGCTACAATGACAGCCTGCGTGACTACGTGATTTCTAAGATTAAGCATTATCAGTCGCTCGGTTCAACTGTTCAAGAAATGCTCGATAATGAGGGCACCCAGGAAGGCTGGAAGAAAAATGCGACTGGTTGGTGGTATGTCAACGCAGATGGAAGTTACCCAACGAATAAATGGCAGAAGATTGACAATTTCTGGTATTACTTTGACAGTAACGGCTATATGAAAGCTAACTATTGGCACAAACACACAGACGGCTACTGGTACTACTTGCTCCCAAGTGGAGACATGGCTACTGGTTGGGCGCTTATTGCTAACAAGTGGTACTACTTCAAAGAAACTGGTGCCATGGCCACTGGATGGGTCAAATATAAAGACCACTGGTTCTACCTCGATGCCAAAGACGGTGATATGAAATCCAAACAGTTCATTAAGTCAGCCGACGGATCAGGCTGGTACTACCTAAAAGAAGATGGCAGCATGGCAGACAAACCAGAATTTACTGTCGAGCCTAACGGCCTCATCACCACAAAACAAAAATAAAGCATAGAAAGGCTTTCAAAATTTAATTACACTTGACCGCTGGCGTTTGCTGGCGGTTTTTTTGTTTTTTCTGACATAAAATATGGTATAATATAGGTAAGTAATCGAATATCTACCACTTTCAAAAAAAGCACTAGCGCTCACTAGTGTTTTTTGTTTTAAAAGGGGCAAAAAAGGGGCAAAAATGCCGTAAACCTCTGTAAAATGATGTAAAAAGTCAACTTTGTTCTCGCTTTAAAGTTCTAAATTTCAACGTATTGTTAAACAGTGTAAATTATCGTATCTTCATAAGCTGTTGTGTGCTCTTTTTTCGTGCTTTTTTCGAATAAATAAGATAAAATAGCCTAGAATAAATGATTATAGAATAGAAAAGAGAAAGATATGAAAATTCGTGGTTTTGAATTGGTTTCGAGTTTTACAGATGAAAATTTGTTACCTAAGCGTGAGACAGCCCATGCAGCTGGTTATGATTTAAAGGTTGCAGAACGCACTGTGATTGCTCCAGGAGAGATTGTTCTCGTCCCAACAGGAGTCAAGGCTTATATGCAGCCGACAGAGGTGCTCTATCTCTATGACCGTTCATCAAACCCTCGTAAGAAAGGCTTGGTCTTGATTAACTCGGTTGGAGTCATTGATGGGGATTATTATGGAA